ATTGCTGATTTTTTAGCATTGGCTTCAGCTGGTGATAGTTCTTCTTTAGTCATTTTTTTTCCATCTCTTTTAGATAAGGCAGCAGCTATAGCCATTTCTCTTCTTTTGGCTTTAGATTTACCTTTAAATTGGGGGGCTTTAGACTGTTCAAAGTCTTTAACTACATCTCCTATAGGTGTTTTTTTAGTGATAGGCATTATCTTAAAGTTTTTAAGATTTCAGTTCTTAAATATTCTTTAACCTTTTTCTTTTTAGTATCTTCAGGTTCCTCTTCAACATCTAAATCTTCAATTTCAGTGTTTTCAATATCTGTAATTTCAGGTTCAGGTGTTACTTCATCTCCTGAGACTTGTTTGTTTTGTTCTCTGTCGGAGAAGGTAGCTATGTTAGTTAGCTGTTTAGCTAGCTCTTTATTTCCCATACTTAAAGCTTTTTCAGCTAAATCTCTTAAGGTGTCAGCTATCTCATCATAAGCTTGAGCATCAGCTTCATGAAGCTGGAATTCTTCGTTTAAAACTGAGAGGATTTCTTTTTTAAGAAGTTTTTTTGCTTCAGATTTTTTCATTGTTATTTTGTTTTATCTTCTGTTATAGAGGCTTTTCTGTACTCTGTAACAAGCTTTTTAATCTCACCTAAAGCTTTTCTAGCTCTACCGTGGGCTGCCTTGGAGTTACCTGCATGTTCTAATTTGAAGGACTCGTAAAGATAATCAATTTGTTCAAAGATTTCTTGGGTGTTCATGACTATAAATATTAATTTAAATTTTTTAATTTATATAAAGTTGATTGAATTAATTCAATTATTGTGTCAACCTGATTTTGGAGGTATGAATCAGGCATGTTTACTCTTAAAGTTTCAACAGTTTTACAGATCCCATCTAAGTAAGTTATAGTTTGATTTTTATCTGTATAATCATTATAACCAAAAGCTGAATAACCTCTGATTATACCATATTTACCTTGGTAAGATTCAACTAAACCATCTATCAAATCTGTAACTTCATCATAAAAAGTTCCTAAAGCCATATGTTCAGCGTAGGAGGTTGTTTGTAGATGAAATATGTGGGTTTGATTTTTTGAATGTAAGAGATAAGATATAAGTTTACTACAATTTTCCATAGTTTATTTTTTTATTTTGTTTTACCCCAAGTTTTACCTTTACCAGATTTTCCACATTGGGAGGGTGTTGGACGACATGAGGGATATTTAGAACGTTTTTCACCTTCCTTACGACCACAGGACTTACATTTTTTCTTTCCATCTACAGTACGGCAAGTATTACAATCAACCCATCCTCCTTCTTTACCTGAAGGACCTTGGCGTTTAAACCACTTATATAGTGATTCGTCTTCATTAATACCTTTCCATATTTTACCTTGACGGCATCTAACTACAGCACCTGATTTGTAAGCTGAGGGTTTGTCAAATTTACGGTCAGCAATGCGGAGACATCTATCACGTTTTGTCTTTTCTTCTAAAACAGATTTAATTATCTCTCGTAAACTACGTCTCGCCATGGTGATAAATATCTATTTCTTCAAACCTTCCAAAAAATCTAAACCTTCTTGAAGGTTTTTTAATAATTCTTCTTTGTTATCACCACCTACCCATTTTTCTACATCACCTGCTTCAGTTACAAATCCTTGGTTTGAAACATTATTCAATTGATCTTCCATAAAAGCTTTATATTCTTTTATAGTTTTGTCTATATTTTGATTATGGAGATTATTATAATATTCTTCTAATTTTCCTTGACGTTGTAATTCAGCTTCAAAATCTACTACACAATCAAAACATTTTTGATAAGCGGGATATACTTTCTTATCAAGGTGTTTTTTCATTAACTTATTACAAGAAGGACAAAACAAAGGTAAATTAGCTATTTGTTTAAAAGAGTCTAATTTGGTTACATTTTGTTTAAGACCATTTTTAATAGTCCATGTTCTTCCATCTTCTTCCCAAACATCTCCTTCATGGTAATATTCTTGTTTTTTAGTATAACCTATTCCTAATGTGGTTTTATCTCCATGTTTACCTTTTACAAGGTTACGAAGACGTTCAACATCTTTTCTTTGAAATTCTTTTTTTAAAACATTATCTTTTTTCATAAACCTAATTCTTTAAGTTGACTAATTGTATCAGCAGCAGATGTATGTAATATACCAATTCCACCTTGACTTCTCCATTCTTCTATATTAGAAGGTTTATCATCTATTAAAATATGATTAGGAGCCGCATACTTTTGTTTAAGTTTAGCTGGGGATAGAATAAGTTTAGTGCCTGGGAGGTATTTTTTAATCCATAATCTTTTACCTAATCTTGAGGATTCATCTCTGGAGGGGGCTGATAGGAGTGTAGGATTATATTTTTCTATATAACTCCAATATTCATTCCCATCAAGCATCCAAGGCATTCCAACCCAAAATCCTACTCCTTTACTCCCTATTAAATCCCAAAAAGCCTCTTTTCCATTTTTAGTTTCATACTCTTCAGGAAGCATTCCTGCTATTTTTTTAAATTGAGTATCAAAATCAGTTATAACTCCATCCATATCAGAATAAATCTTATAATCAGGAGCTGTTTCTTCTTTTAAGTTAGTTTTTTTTGAATCTTCCCACTTTCTTAAATTCATACTACCTAATTCATGGGCTTCTTTTTCTATATCAGCTAATTCCGCATCCTCATAAACATTAGCTGTAGTCATAGGTTTAAGCCTGTCTTCAATATTTTGCATATGATGGACTAACTCATGAGAATAACTTCTTAAAATATCTTTAGGATGTCTGTTAAGGGTATATAAAGTTATACACTTAGTTTCTGGGTTGTAGTAAGCAGTTTTGCCTAAGGGGTCTTTAGCATTTTCTTCATCATTACTAATAAATTCAATTTTAGGGAATGGATGAAGTTTCATACCATTAGTGACTAAAAAAGATGTAAAGTCTAAAATAAGAGGTTTTAATTCTTCTTCAAGTGGTTTATATCCAGATCCATAAGGAGCAGCTTTACCCTCTTCTTCTTCTAAACCTACTTTAGCTAAAACATCATAGTAATTAGGATTTTCTTCAAGATGATCTAACGCTATTTTCATAGCTACTGTTGGGTTTGAAGTATGTTCTTTTTCTACTTTTGTACCCTTTTTTAATTGAGCTTTTAATTCTTCAGCTGAGATGTTGTGTTTTTTTATAATAGTTTCAATTCTGGGGCGTAAGTCTTTAACACCTTCATTTAATTTAATTTGGGGTAAATTTAAACGAATCCACCTATCCCATACCTTTCTAACACTGGCTTCTTCTTCACCTGTTAATTCATCACTTCTCTCATCAAAAAACTCATCAATAGCTGCTTGTAAAGGTATTTTTTTGGTTTTAGCTCTTTTATATAAACCCTGAACAAATGCTGGTACTTCAGCGTCAAGAACTAAATACTGAGCTAAGGGCATTCCGTCTTGATATTTTATTTCAACTCCTTTTTCAAAATTAAATTGAGATATATGTTCTAACTCATGTCTTAATGTTTCTTTTAACTCAGCTATTAAGTTATTATATTCTTTTGGAAAGGATTCCGGGTTGTATTGTATTTTTATTTCAGCTGCGCTATAGTCAGCTTCCCCATCAACTATAAAAGGAATAATGCCTAATTTTTTAGAAGGTCTAAATTTAAATGTTAAATCATATTCAATATTCCCTATACTACCTCCAGTTTCTTCTTCATATTTAACCCCAAAATTATTTTTAAGTTGGTTGACTATGTAACGAGATTGAGTAGTTACTTCAGCATCATATCTACCTTCTTGAAGAGAAAGGACAGGATTTAAAGTTTTAAAAATGCTTTTACGCATTATAGTTTTAGCTGCAGCTTTATTCTTTGTTTTTTTAATAAATGGAATATTAATATTAGTTTGTCTATCTTGAGCTACAATTTCTCCATCACTATTTAACAAATCAATAAATTGATCTTTTTTAACACCTAACTTATCAAAAAAATCTTCTAATTCTTCAACTTCAATCTCTGGATTGTTTCTGGGGTCATTTAGTCTATCAATGAAGTGTTGTCCTGATAAGTCTATATCTAAGGGAGCTAATTTAGAATCAGCAAATTGGTCTAAAAATTCAACATCATCTAAACCTATATTAGGTTCAGGTTTAAAATAAATTTTTTCTTCAATTGGTTCTAACTCTGAATAAGTTCCATCTTTTAATTTTCCATTAAAGATTAAAGAACCAGCCCCAAAATCATCATATTCAGTACCTGTTAAATCAATACCATCATAATTTTTTAACAAACGATTTGTTAATAGATCTCCATCATTTCTTTTAAAGACATCTTTTAGATAATCTTTAAATATATTATATGTTTCTTTTTTATTTAAGTTTAAATAGCTTGAAAACCCATCAACCGCGTCATCAATATTGTTTTTTACGTCAGAATCCTGTAGATCTTCAGGTTTAAGTCCATGTAAATATGCTGTTGTGGCTTTTATATTCTCGTAAAATCCTGTGGGATCATCCGGTCTAAATAAATCATATTTAGATAAATCTACTTGTGATATAGCATCATACCCTAATTGGTCTTGTAGTCTTTTAACATCCTCTAAACTACCCATAAAATAATATCCTGTACCTAAAAGACCAACTTTAGATTTTACAATACCAATACCTTTATCTTTTAAACGTTCAGCAGGTTGAGATGGATTAAATAAACCAGCTCTATACCCCATTTTAGATTGAGCTTCTTGAATTTCAGGAATAAGGAAACGAGTTAAAATGTTCCAAATTTCTTCTCCAGAATTTTTAGGCATAAGAGATAAAAAAGTATCTTTATCCTTACGTGAAAAAGCTCTTCTAACTTTAGTTCCACTAACTTCAGCTGAGTCGTCTTGGATTATTTCTACTTGAATTCCTAAAGGAGCGAATGATTTTTTTAATTTTTCAGCACTATCTAAATCATCATTGTCTCTAACACCAGCTATAAAAGCAATTTTTAAATCAGGATTTTCTTTAGCTAAATCTAAAGCATATTTTACAGGAGAAGGAGCTTGGAATATTTTAATATCTTGAGGTAAACCTTCTCTGTTTTGGTATAATTGCCAAATTTTTAATGAAGCTTCTGATGTTATGTTATCTCTAACTCCAGCTCCAATTACAATTTGATGTTCATTAGATGGTATTTGATATGCTCTTAAGGCTGTTTTAAGGTGTCCCTTTGTAGGTGGTTTAAATCCACCTCCATAAATTACAACATCATATTTTGAATCAACCTCATTTAAAAAAGGTCTAATTAATTCTTGAACTAATCTATTCACTGAGTTAAAAATTTATTTAATTTAGATTTAGCTGAGGGAAAGGGGTCAAATTCAATTTTTTGACTTAACAATTGTTGGATACTTTTAAATAATTCATCCATATCTTTCTTTTTTTTAGCTTCCTCCTCAGGAGTTTTAGGCTTACCTACTACTTTATCTTCACCTTTAATATATCTTTTTACATATTCATTAGGATCAAATTCAAAATTTTCTCCTTCAGGGCTATTATTAATAATAGTCACATTTGGGCCAAACTCAGATTGGTAAATAGGTATATTTTTAAATACTCCTTCCCAATTTTTTATAACAGCACTTGGAGGTAAAGATCTATCACGTTTAGAATTTCTATCTAAAGAAGTCATTACAGGAACAACAACCATAAACATAAAAGTATCATAACCTAAATCCTCAAGTTCTTGTTTTTTCTTTAATAAAGGTCCAGAAGCTGCTCCTGGGGAGTCTATGATTATGTTTTTAGCATTAGATATAACTTCTGCTTCTTTTTCTTTGGTAGCTGTTCGGGCTTGACTCATAAATTTACCCGCTTGTGCTATTTGATCAGGAGTAAACTTTTTAAAATCTGTTCCAAATCCTGAGGCTTTAAGTAGGGCTTCATAAGTATCATCAACATTTATAGTTTCAAATCCTTGAAGATTTAACTGCTTAAGTAAGGTTGTCTTACCAGCTCCAGAAGGACCAGTCAAGAATATAGCTTTAGGACTGGTTACAGCCTCTAAAAGAATAGACAATAGCCTCATAGCAAGTATTTGTGATAAATATTACAAATTCCGTTTAGCTTTAGTTTTAAACCCTGTAAATATTGGTGTGGGATTTGGATTTTCTAAGTCAAATAAACGTTTAACAGTTTGAAAAATACTTAAATTTTCTTCCCTTGAACGAGAAGATTCATATACTTCCCATCCTTTACCTTGAATTTTACCCTTAGCTGGTCCTCTCTTAGAAGATTTTAACCATAATATACCTGTACGGTCTACTTTTTTACCAAAACATTCTTCAAAGCATTGGGCGTAAATAGCTGTTTGAAGATCGTAAGTAGTTTGGAGGTGATTTGAAGTTTTAAAGTCTATAATCCATAATTCTCCATCTATTTCACAAACTAAATCACAAGTACCAGCTACTTTATATTTGTCAGAAAATAAATGAACTTCAGGTTCAATTAAAGTTGGATTATATGTTTCCCACCAATCTACAAACTTCATAAACATCTGCCAAACATCAGGATTATATTGGGGATTGTCAAAATCATCTAAAAAACTAAGTTCTTTACCATTAAGATAATCTTCAATCATTCCATGAACTTGAGTTCCTTCTTCACTTGCTCTTTTAACTATATGATCAGCAGCATAACCAACTTGTTTAAGCCAGTCTTCAAAATATTTTCCTTTAGGATAATAACTTAAAACATAAGTTATAGATGGATAATACTCCCCATTGCGTCTATAATACCTGGAGTCTGGGAGTGTTATTTGCTTATGGTCATCAGATATCTCTAATATTCTACCATAAGAGTTTTTTATTTTACTCATATCATTAATTTTCTACTTAATAACCCTGATAGGGTTAGAGGGGTTGATTTGTGAAGTAAATTTAAGAAGGATTTGAATCCCATCTCTGATGGGTCTTTATCTTCCATATCAATTAAATGTACTTCTTTACCTTCATTCATAAACACTTCACAAAAATCTAAAGCGTCTTTTTGAGCGTCTTTATCTAAAGCTATATAAATTTGTTCTACTTTAGAAGTGACAATTTTTTTCATTAAATTGTTTTGAATATGCTTTCCTAATAATGGAATAGCATTTCGTTTAATAGCCATAGCATCAAAAGGACCTTCACACAATACTATAGGTGATTCCCAATTTATAAAAAGTTCAAAAGGTATAATATCTTTTGATACAGATGGGTTTTTATATTTTCTAAAAGATTCTTTTTCAAAACTCCTACCTACAAAAAAGTTAAGTTCACCATTAGCATTGTAGGAAGGAATAACAATCATATTAGCATATTCTCCAAACTCACAATATCCAATATTATATTTTATAATATCTTCAGTTGTTATATTTCTTTTCTTTAAATAAAATAAAGCATGTTTAGCTGAAATACCAGAAGGTATTGGGTATAATGGGGTAAATTCTTCAGGTAGTTTTAGAGTGTTTTTAACAATGGTTTCTTCTACCTCATATCCACTTTTAACATAAGATTTAGCTTCAGCTATTTTTTCAGGAGATGCTTCAGTCTTTTTAAATAATCCTACTATAGTTTTTCCTCTAGTATTACAAACCCAACAATGCCAAGGATTATGTCCTTGTTTATTTTCTGTGAAATTTATTTCAAGTTTAGGTTTATGATGGTGGCAAAAAGGACAATGGTAAGCATAGTTACCATTTGATGTTTTTTTACCTTGCCCTAAGACAGAATCAACTAGCGTTACTAGGATGTGATTTATCATCAAAGTATAAAGGTATAAAACTATTCTTGAGTATCAAAATCTTTTCTGTAAAACTTACCTAGAATATTATCATTAAAATATAAGTCTGGGTATTCTAGTACTCCAAATGTAAATAACCATTTTGTCTCAAAATAAGTTAGAAGTTTCTTATTATTTACAAATTGAAGAATTTCACGTTTAAATTCGTCTTTTTTACCTTGAGTAATTAATTCTTTGATTTCTTTTTGAGAACCATAATATGATTTCCAATCACTTTCTTTTTGAACTATCTTGTATAAAGATTTTCTACCTCTACCTGTAGATAATTCTAATTCAGCTTTAGTTAGCTTTTTCTTTTGATTATGGTAAAGTACCTTTTTACCAATATATATCTTTCCTGTGGTAGAATGAATTACTTTATAGATAAATCCATAAGTATTTTCAGGAAATTGTGATATGTTTGTAATCTCGTCTTCATAATATAACCAATTCATCTATCTATATTTATTAAAATTGTTGTATCTGTTGTTTGGGAGGTAGGGAGAGGTTGAGCTAATTTAGCTACAGCTAATAATTCTTGATTTTCATTGTATAAACCTATAGTAGTGACATAGGGTGAAAAATCAGATCCTGTTACAAAGTCTTTATAAGTGTCTGTTGAGCCACTTTTTAATAGTGAAGGATTTAATGAATAATTATACTCATTAGCTCTAATAGTACATTTATATTGGGTTTCATATAATGTTATTGAAGATTGAAATTCAATATTAGTGGCTGAGAATGTTGTTCCTATCCCACTTCCTGTTCCTGTAAATATTAAAATACCATCTTGATAAATAATATTTCCTCCAAAATATGAAGAAGAAATTAAGTTGCCTTCTCCATCATCATAATAAGAACCTGATGGTATAGCGCTAGCTGATATGGTAACTCTAAGAGAGTTAGGTTGGATGTAATTTCCGTAGTATTTTGAAGGAATAGAAATCACACCAATATTACCTGAAGAGACAAAATATCTTAAAGATCCTGTTGTATTAGGTAATGAATTTATATAATTAGTAGTATAAGCGGGGCCTATTACAGTACTGTCTGTATTAAAAGAGGCAGTGGATGCGTTAGAGATTAGCCCGCTACTACCTAATATATAATTACCATAGTAGAGTTGTTTTATAGAATTAAAAACTAAAGCAGCGCTGGCTGTACCCTCACTTCCTCCTACTATAGGGTATGGAATATTTGATCCTGTAAAGTAAGAATAATATTCTGTACCTGAAAAGGTTTTATTAACTGTAAACGGGGTTACAATTACATCATTACTGGTGAGTGTTTTTAAGTAACTCATTCATTAGAAGTCTAATTTAACTCTAATAAGAGCTTCTTTGGTGAAATCTTTCTTAAGTGGTTTACTTAATTTAGCTACAGCTAATAATTCATTAGAATCATTATATAAACCTACAGTTGTGATATAAGTTACAGGGGCATTTATAAAATCATTAAATATAACAACACCTGTAGATCCTGAGATGAATGATGGGTTAGTTGAATAGTTAAACTCAGAATTTCTGGCTCTAATAAAGACATAGTCTGATGTTATATTTTCTTGACTGTTTAAAGTAAATGATTGAGCATTAGTTCCACCAAGTCTATTAAATAATAATGTAGGGTTATTATCATCTGAGTTGGAGTTTCTAAGTGTTCCTAAGTTTATACCTCCAGAAGCGATTGGTAAGCCTAAAGCCCCAGGATTCAAAAGTAAAGTTCCTATATCAGGTAAAAATAATCCATATGATCCAGAAGGAGTATAACCAGGCTGGGAAGACCCAATAGTAACTGATGTCACAGATCCAGCTGATCCACTAATAATTTGAAAAATCCTTCCAGCTTCATTAAATGTTGTAGTAGTAGAAGTTAAACTATCATCAGTTAGTATTAAAGGACCATTTGTTCCAGCCCCTCCAGAGATATATAATGTTAAAGTACCAGGAAGAAGATTACCTTTATAACGAGCTCTATCAACAGTTATAGAATAAAATTCTGTAATGGTGGTGCCTCCAAAATTGAAATCAGTGTTTTCATCTCCTAAAACAATGTTTTGGAATTGACCATATATGGTTGAAGTTGGTGACTTACCATTTATACCAGAATCATAAAGGAGAGATCCAGAACCGTTTTTATTACCGTAAGCTATATTAAATTGAACTTCAGCATCAGCATTTGTAGCTGTAGTTTGATAAACATTTAAATAATAATTACCACTAGCCCCAGCTAGTTGGGTAGCTGAGTTGTTAAAGGAGGTAAGGGTAGGGGTATTACCAGTCCAAGCTCCCGCTGTTATACTATCAGCACTAATTAAAAAATCTTCGGGGTCTAATCTTTTGAATGACATATTTTATATTAAGCTGTTTTAGTAATTATTACAGGGATTGTTATTCTGGCTCCACTATCTCTACCAACAATTTGGAGTGTTGTATATAATTGAGTATTTGAACCAAATAAGGTATTAATTGTAGTAGCTGTTAAATTAATGGTTGTTCCAATAACTGTTTTAGATACATTAGTACCTAAAGTTTGAGTTGAATTTAGTTCAGTAGCTTGAGTTGTGTTTACACCAACACCATTAAAATTACTTAAAGTTCTAATATCAGCTATAGTAGCTGTGTAACCACTAGCTTCATAAGTTTGATTAGACCCTAAATAATTAAGTGTTTGAGGAGTTATAGCTAAAGAAGCACCTTGCTTTAAAGTTATAGAAGTATAACCAATATCAAGTACAGGCATTTTAGCTGTTCCTCTCGGTAAAGTTACTAATTTATATCTTAAATTTTGAGTAGTTTCAGGAAAAGCTTCTAAAAGAGGTAAATTTTCTAAAGCTTGACCATAAAAAGCACTTCCAGAGGGGTGGGTAGGATTATATAAGGTGTAATCAATTTCGTCATCAGAAAGAGCAAATTGGGTGATTCTAAAAGAACCATCACCTCTAGCTAGAAGCTCTCTACCCTTATTTGTTAAGATAGCATCTACTGTTACAACAGCATTATTTAAATATCCCATTTTTTATATTATATGTAATAAATATGTTAAATTTTAATTTTCTATTATATTGTTTTGTTTTAAACTTAAAATTATATTTTCAATATTATTCTGTAAGTTTTCTGAGGAGTATCGGGGTATAATGACTCCTGTAAATTCTATATTAGATTCACTAGGATTTTTTATAACATTACATGTTATATATTTTCCGTCATTAAGAATTCTATATAAAACATAATTATTAGTATTAGTAGCGCTAGATATATCTCTATCTATTTTTAAATATAAACGACCTTCAGTATTATTAGGATCATTAGGTTGTATAACTTCATATATAGTGTACACTTGAGATTGATCATATTGAAATCTAATTTTATCTCCAACTTGAGGTATGAATGAATTTTCTATAGGTGAAAACCCAAAACTTAAAGATTCTGTGACAGGATTTTGAATTTTACCATAATTTTCAGTTAGGTAAAGTGAAGCTGTTAAATATCTTAAAGATCCGGTTTCCCAGTAACCATTTGGATTTTGATCATTTATATAAGGGGGGGCACCTGGGGATGGGTTTTGGGATGTGACAGAGATTTGGGGGGTTTTAAGTCTAACTGTGAAAGAACTACCAGCTCCTTTTTTAAGAACTAAAAAGTATTCATCATCAACTTGCATATCAGATCTTTGCAAGGTATAATTAAAATTATATGATACTTGAAATATAGGCATTTTTTAATATTTTTAACCACCTCCAAAATCAGTTGTTCCTCCTGGGTAGGTGAGAGTTTTCCATTGTTCTGTTAATTGGGTTACAACTCCACCTCTATCTCTAAAAAGGGCTATAGAAAATGGGGCTGATTCTCCAGCGGTAAAACCTAATGAGTCTTCGGATTCTAGTATAGCGGTTATGTTAAATGTTATTGATTCTATTAAGTCAGGAGAAGGGAAAGAGGAAGCTAAAGTATAAGATCCAGTAGCATTAATTCCTGTGTTACTTCCAGTTTTAAAAATAGCAGCACTAATTGACGCTGTTGTTATAGGTAAATTATAGGCGGTTATAACAGTTTGTTTGTTATTGGATAATGTGTAAGTAGAATTTGTGGTTTTTCTCATCACACCTAAATAATTAGCTGTTCCGGTTACAGTTGATCCTCCAGGCTCAGTAAATGTTATATAATTAACATTACTTCCAGATTCAATACCAGTTTGAGTGTAAGATATAGGAACTATACTTCCTATAGAAGTTACACTATGGATACCTTCTAATTGTTTATTTAAGGATGTAGCTTGATCAACTCTGATAATAACTTCATTTTGATCAGAAAAATTTTGAATAAGATTAGAAAGAGCTATACTCTCAGCTGAGATTTTTATTGGTGTGCCTTGGGAATCAACTAAATAAGTAATAAAAAAAGAAGAATTATCTATAACTTCAGGAGAAGAACTTCCAACATCTTTAAAAACAATTAAATAGTCTTGTAATTGTTCAACTACTGGGAGGCTTTTTAGGGCGTTTTGGGTGCCTAAATAACTTATAGATTGATTTTCTTCAAATGAACTCATTTTATGTTTTGTTTATTCCAGGTGATGTTACACGAGATCCTCTATACCTTATATTATTCCAACTTTCTCTTGAATAGTTTGAATCATTTATTCTAGCTTTTTCGGCTGAGCCTTGATTAACTTGGGGTAAGTTAACAGGGGTTGACATTCCGTTTGAATAATCTAAATCGTAATAAAACACAGATTGAGGTGATAAATCAACATTATTAATTAAAGGATTAAATTCAGATGTGGCATAATTTTCATCAGTATCAACTAATGGAATGTATGAAGAAGTAGTTAGAAGACTAGCTACTCTAAATCCTTTGTATGTTGAATTTGTATTATAAAATGAATTTGAAGGAAAGTTAGTTATACTATAAGCTGATATATATCCGGCTTTCACCCAAGTATCTATATTTCCTACAGTTAGTGAAGCTTCAGCTATGCCTGTTGTGAATTCAGGCACTATAACACTCCAACTAACACCAGCGAATGGAAAGATATTACCCCCATATAATTTAGTAACATTATAGGGAACAGATGAACTATTAATTATATCTATAGTAGGAGCAGTACTGGATGTAGGGTATGGGGTTATTTCTAGGAATAATCCACTACGTGAAATATATAATTCTGAGGTAGCACTTCCTGCTGAGCCTGTACTTGCTCCTAAATAAAAACTCCAAATAGTATTAGATGTAGAATTTAAAGAACCTCCTAAAGTGTAAGTTGTAGGACCATAACTAGGACCAATAGGTTTATTTAAAATTCTAGAATAAGATTGAGTTACTATAAATTCAAAATTAATATTTTGATCTTGGCCATTAGAAGCTGATATGAGAATAGATTGAGGAGGGAGATAACCAAGTGGGAAAATAGAATTAATCTGAGGAAAGAGAGAATAAAAATTAAGTACTCCAGCGCTGGCACCATAATCAGCTATTAAAGCATATAAACTTTGAGTGAGGGGTGTAGAAGATCCTATTCTTGCTATTTTACCATAAATTTTTATTTTAAATTGGTAGGGTGGTATGTCTTTTATTTCAAATAATCCTCCTCCTGTTAACCATCCTGAGGGGTTTGATTGGTTTTGGTTAAAAGAGATTTGTTTCCAATTACCATCCCATTGAACTTCAGGAGATTTAAATTGAGCATTAGATTGATTTTGTTTAGTAGTTAAGACTCCAATATTATAAAATGATGTTGCAAATTCACCACTAGAAGTAGCGTAAACAGTTATGTCAGGAGTGATAGTTTGGGTTAAATTACTGTTTTGAGAAGTAGGAACTATAGTAAATAAAAAGTCATTAACATTTTGTCTAGTATTAGTTATAGGATATGAAGTGGGTCCCCCTAAAATATTACTACCAGATATACCTATATTATTAATATCATCTATACCTTTAG